CAAGGACTGCTGCGCCCAGTGTGGCGCTCAGCGAGTCATGATTGCGGATGGACTATGTCGCACATGTTGGCGTGAGTCCAACGGTGACGCGGAGATGGAGCGAGAGGATCTGTATGGGGACTGAGACCACATCATGAGCCACGGTGGCCATGGCCTTTACTGCTTGTTGCAGTCGAGGATTTCTTGCGGGCATGCTGTCGCTGAACTGTCACCATGGCCACCGTTTTTGTTTGCAGGATTTGTTGTATGCGACCATTATGGCAGGTGATGGTTGATTACGGCGGCAGGCAATGGGCGCTGATTAGCAATCTCACGGAGGAGGTTGCCCGCGAGTTGAGTAGCCAGCTCAATCGCTCGAGTAAACAGACAGAGTCTATTCTGTTTTGGCCTGAGCACTTATCGTCAACCTGGGCGATCGGTGGTGAGGATACTGAGGAGGAGACGATATGCACTACGTGAGTTGCGATCCGTATGAGGTCGAGGCAGCGGTCGAGGTGCTGCGTGTATCTGAGGAGATACGTGAGGCACTGCAATGGCATCGAGCAGCGGTGCGTCACGCTCTTAGCTCTGATCTAGCCGATCTACTAGGATACTAGCCATGGCGACACATCCAGATGATCAGATCCGTATGTCGGTGCGCGCGACTCGACCGTCTAGCACGGTCCCGCGTGAGGGTAAATGGCGCATAGATGCGATCGATGAGACGCAGGCCAAACTAGACCTGCTCAATCGTCAGGCTTACATTGAGGTCCGTGATCGCATGCGTGACACGGGCATAGTAGTATCGACGATGGATGCGTCAGGCCGTGTACTGCAATTGCCCGAGAATGCGATAATCATGGATTGTTGCAATTGCAAACGAGCCATGGTGCGGGATAAAAACAGTCTCCCATTGTGGGCGCAGCCAATTGTGCAGGAGTATGGCGGTAGCGAGGATGATGGCACTGGTCATTATCGGCCCTACTGCCGAGAGTGTTATGACTGACGACCAGCTACGTATCGTTTGTGCTGCGGCGCGACGATTCAGACCTATCGATATCGATCCTGAGGACTGGACGCAGTCAATGGTCGCATGGGTGCTGGCTCACATGCACTCCTATGATCCTGAGCGTGGAGCGTTCACCACATGGGTATACCAGATCGTGCGTCGTGAGCGCGGGCATCACGTCAAGCGTATGGTAGAGCGGCGCAAAACGATGCGAGTCATGTCAATTGGTGAATACGATCTAGCTGCTGCTGGTGAGGATCTGATTGGATCTGCTGAGGACTCTATGGTTATCGCTAACGATGTCGGCAAGGCTCTATTGTTTTGCCTGCCTCATGAGCGGTACGCAGTGCAGGCATGGCTCGACGATCAGTCGTTTGCGGTTGCTGGCAAGCAACTAGGGCAGGTGCGAGCGACGATCTCGAGAAACTGGCGCAACGCATTACAGCGCATGAAACGCGTCCTGAGGAGGATGGGTTATGGATCCGATCAACCCGGCTCACTATGAGCCGCGTGATGGCTCTGATGTCGATTGCGCTCGGGCGCAATTGGCAGGACTCGGTGTACTCGGATATCGAGCATACCTAGCTGGTAATGCTGCCAAGTATGTCTGGCGGCACACGCTGAAAAATGGCGTGCAGGACATTGATAAGGCGATCAAATGCCTCGAGATGCTGAGGGCGACATATGACCAGTGATGAGGCTGATTGGTTGCTGGAGGCGCAGCAGCGCATATTGAAACTCGAGCGCGAAATACAGCGCATGAGAGACGCCATCAAGCTTAATTGTGTCGTCCGCGTGGGCGATCAACTGATGGTGCAGGATTGGGTGAGAGGGGTGATCCGTGATTTTGATGTTACTTGCAGGTCTGATGATCGGCCAGAGCGCTCACCAGAGCGCTAGCACAAGCGCGGCGCAAGGGCGCATGGCGCATCGTGGCGGGTCGTATCGTTTCGAGGGCGTTGGGTTTAGCTCAAGCTCAGCAGCGCAGGCGTTGCGCAACTGCTGCTATTACGGGCAGCGGCCAATCGTCGAGCAGTCGGTGGTACGTGGTCGCAATGGCTGGTACGCATGCGTGAGGTATCGATGATGGATGAGAGATCACCACCGACTCGATACGACGAGACGCTCGCATGGTTTGGCGCTGGTCTGCTGACGGCAGCGCTTGGCTGGACGCTGTATTGGTCGCTCTGGCTCCTGCGTAAGATCCTAGGCTGATCTGCGCAGGATTGTGAGTCCATTGTTGTGATGATGGTCTAGCACGATGCGCCACTCGCTCGAGCTATCTAGAAATTCTGTCAGCGCTAAGCGTAAACCACGCTTAGCGCTGAGCTTGCCGTAGCGCAGGGCGTAGGCTGACGAGTGAGGATATGCTGGCTCGTCGATGTAACCAAACGTGTAGGTATCGTGCAGGATAATGTGCCCAAGATTTCTTACACGGGGCGAGTGCAATTGGAGCTCGGCGCAGAGCTGGCTATACGTGTGCCACGTGTCGATGAGGATGCAGTCTGTCTCCTCGATGGTCGCCTCGATCACATCCGCTTGCCGAAACTCAAAATCAATCTGTTCCTCAGCCGCAATGCGGGCATGCTCGCTCATGTCGATGGGTAGGATGTCGTAGCACACAAGTCGTCTAGGTCGTGCAGACAATAGAGCCCAGGTGGAGACGCCACCGCGCACCCCCATCTCTGTGATGTGCTGGTATCCAGCAGCGTAAGAGCGGATAGTCTCGAGGTGCTCAGAGATGTCGCTAGGGCGGTTGAGTGCATCGAGAAACGCCTGATCTAGCGTGCGCATGGCAGATACTCCGTGTACTCGTACGGCCAGTGTGGCACCAGCTCAACGATGCCGCGGATCTTATTGTGCTGCGCCACATGCTGCGCAGCCAGCTCGCTCACGATGTTGGTGCTCCACCCTGATGCGTGGTAGGCACCCGATGTGCCCCATCGATAGATGTAGAATCGATCCTTGTCCTCGATCTCCTGCGTGATGGTGCCGTATTTCTTGCGTAGTTCATCGAATAGCAGAACGTCGATTGATCCGCTATCTCTGACCTCGCTGTAGCTGCCCACGGATCTAAAGACTTCCCGGCTCATCAATAGATTGCAATGGTAGAGATTGCGGCTAGGCACGAGCTTGTGCGTATCCTCCTCGAACCACGCGCTAGCCGTGTGATAGATACGGTTCTCGTTAAGGTGCTCCACGCTGTAGCTCAGTCGCCACGGCAGGTAGATGTCGTCGTCTTCCCAGATGGCTAATAGGTCGCCAGTGGCAAGGCCTGCGGTCGCGTTGAACTTTGCGCCAAGGGGCTTGATCTGATCATTGATGTTGTAGATCTTGACCTGCGGATGAGCAAATATCAGCGTCTGCTCACCGTAGTCGTTGAGGATTATGAGCTCTTTCTCGCCTGCGTAATCCTGCCGTAGAAACGACTCGATGGCATGCTCAAGCTGGCGTGGCCTGCCATACGTTGGGCATAGGCAACTAATCTTTGGCAGCATGACTTACCCCTGAGGTCGTGATCGTACTCTATCGAGCCATGCCGCGGCATCGACTCTCACCAATGGATTGTGGCTGCGCCAGTCGCTGTAGTGGCCAAAAATAAAATGGCAATCCTCGCACAGCGTCATCAGGTTGCCGGGTGCCAGCTCAAGCTCAGGGTGCAGATGGTAGGGCATGACATGGTGCACCTCGAGAGAGGTGACACGGTCGCAGGCTTCACATTTCTGCTGCGCCTCGAGGTGTTTGCGCCTTACTGCAGACCATCTCGGTGATCGAGGAGTGCCGCCGTAGACATCAGCTAGGCTCGGCGATGTGAGCAGTCGGTCGAGCCAGCGAGCGAGTGAGTTAAGCATCCTTAGCCTCTAGCACATGGGTGCGGATCAGGTCAGTGCAGTACTCGGCCAGCATGCGCCAGCCGTGCCCGTCCGGGTACTCAGGGTCGTCAAGGATGGCGTCACATGCCTCCTCAGCCCATACCCGCAGCAACTTAGGGTCGGGAATGCTTTGGCCCGGTCGCACCTTGATGGCTTGGAGTGTGTGCGCCTTGACCAGCGCCTCGCTCAATACTGTGGTTGCGCTGGTGAGGCAGAGCTGAGACCAGCCCTCCTGCCCGCGTGCCAGCCGTCGTACTCGCTCGATGTGCTCGACCATAACGACCTCCTATATGATCCATGAGATCTTGCGGCTCGGGAATCCCTCGACGTTGCTGAAGATCCAGCAGTCGCCAGACCTGAGCATAGCCTCGATGGTGCTGCTGCTCGCATAGAATCCCTCAGGCCCAGGACTGCCCGGACCCACTGGCCCAGTGTGCGAGGATGCGCCCCATGAGTTATCGATGCGCCCATACTCTCGGCCAGTCATGGTAGCGTAACCGCATAGGCACATGCAGTGCTGCCATGTGCCCGCAGCCATTGCAATACCGTTAGCGTCTCTCGTCATCGTGAATCCCTGCGACGAGCACAAAGCGATGCCGTAGCCATTAGCCAACGCTTTCTTCGCATCCAGCCAGTTGCGCACCCGTGTCACGGCTCGCACTGGGTGGATCTTGGCAATCTGCTCGAGCTCCAATGGTACGCCCTTGCTGCCGTATTCCCGACATCGAGACTCTGAGTACTCACGTAGATCGATGCCCAGATACTCCTCACGCCCGAGCACTCCCCAATCTCGCACCCATGCCGCAGCGTTAGCACCGATTGCGCCATCGCCACGGATGCTGCCTCCACCTACCTCGACGCGGGCACCACCATAGATCGGCTCAGTGGCGAGCGGGATGTACTGCTCAGACTCGCCAGCGACGATCTCAGCACACATCGTGTACTCAATTGCTCTGGCCGTGCCGAACGCTACGCAGGAGCCAACCTTGCCCTGATTGCGTGGAGGCAGCAGGGCACCCGTGGCTTTACGGGCGAGATCCCATAGATAGACGTGATCGGGCAGATCCTCAATAGGCGTCGAGCCGATTGGTGTACTACTGATGTCTGCATCTACGCAAGTTGCGACAATGTCATCCACTGCTTGGCGATCGTCCACCCATCCCGGCACATACTGGCTAATCATCGGATAGTCTCCAAAGCTGACACGATGCGGGATGACAGGGTGGTCGCTGCGTCGCGTAGCTCGGGCGTCAGGGAACGATCGTCTGCGCCCATGACTGCGGTCCACTCGACTGCAATGCGTTCTCTGATGGGCGATAGAGCAGCGTCTGCGATGCCAGCAGTTTTGCGTGCCGTGACCAGTGCGGAGTAGAGCTGCTCGGTGGTCGTGATCGTGGGCGAGCGTATCGTCGCAGGTGCGGCTCGGTAGAGCGTCAGCAGCCGCGCCAATGTCGTAGCCTTGTCTCGCTCCTGAGATCCACCATAGATGCCGCCGAGCGCCTCGCCGAGCGTGTCAATCGGTGGTGGTACTGGTGGAGTCGAGCCACCGATGATCACGGTCGTGATCACTGGCTCAGTAGGCACATCGGCTACGCTGGTGTAGGCGAGCAGGCGGTATCTGCCGGGTCGTGCGCTGGTGACCACTGTCGCTCGCTGGTTGGCTAGCAGGCTTGACGGGAATACTTGCAGGCCAGCGTCGAGCGCCACGTATCTGACAACCTTGCCCTCAGTCGTCGCAATGACCGTAACAAACTCGGCCACCTCGCCGCGCACCTCAGCAGGTACGACAAGCTGGCCCAGTGCTAGTAGAGCTGCGAGCATCATTGTGGTGTGATCCCTGAGTTGCGTGGTTGCGGTCTGCACCCTAGTGTATCGATTTTTGCGCTGATCACCGTGGCAGTATCGGCGAGATCGTGCTGAGTAGTGCTGATATCCTTGATGCTGCCGCGCAGCTCTTTCAAGAATTCCCGGTGATCATCTCTCACCGGAATAAGGATGTTCTGGGCCAACCACCAAGCAGCGGCACTAACTCCGCAGAGCACAACGTAGAGCAGCCAGACGTGTGGGCCAAAGGAACGGCTAACCTCATCCATGACTCTCTCCTAGTCGTGGGTTTTGACGGCAGGCACATGGTCGTACCTGCCGTCGAATATCTGCGGGTAAATTTCAAGCACCTGCGCCTCAACCTCAAGCCGCTGAGCTTGAGGTAGCTTACGTCCAAAATACTCTCTAAATTGTGTGATATTCCAGCCCATTTCATATGCGCCGATAAGATAATTTCTCATCTTGTCATTGAGCGTCAGGCTGTATGGGACTGCGCCAAAACGTGGGAAACGATGGCACCAACCAAGCCATGGCTGGTACAGCACCTTGCCTCCATAGAGACGGACTTTGTCGTGTATGTAGATCTCTTCGCCCGCAAAGCCTTTGAAATGCTGCGAGAACTTGGGCCAATCGGCTCGACGCATAAACGATAAAGCGCTGCCATGCGCATGCACTTCTCGTGTCTCGCTGACCGGATATCTTGAATCGACGAGCCATGTCCCGAAAAAGTCACCGCGCAGCTCAGGGCTTAACTCTGTGGCGATGATGTTGCCTGCCTCAGAGCGTAGCGGCCCGACCCACATATCACGACCGACTGCGTCAGCTCGAGCCGCGGCCACGAGCTTGGACACTGCACCAGAAGCGAGCAGCACATGACAATCGACAAGCAGCACATGCGAGCCCTGCGCATGCTCCCACACGGAGTTTTTCGCATGCGCTGGGCCCAAGCCCTTGGGCGCATGGACATATCGAGCCTGCGCATTGTTGCAGACGTTGCCGATCTCGCCACGATTAGGCTCGGGGTGATCATCGACTACCAGCAGCTCCACGCCTGAGAGGTCATGGTGCATGCGAAGAGAGGACAGGGTCCACCAGACACCCTGCGGGTCGTCATAGGTCGCCATCCCGATCGTTAGGTCAATTGCCATCTGCTATTCTCGGTGCGTAGTCATCGCAGGAAACGCAATTACGTGCGCTCTGATCCCGAGATGATATCCTACATCGCTCATGTCTACCACACTGATGCAGGATTGCCAGTGTGCCGCCACATCCGCATGAGGGCTTAGCCTCGAGCGCCATGCCTAGGTGCACGCAGGGCTTGCTTATGTGTTGCTTGATTTTGCGCAGCATCTCGAGCTGCGCAGGCGTTGGCCCTGCCGCTGGTGGCGTTGCGCCCGTGGTCGTGACGGTTGACGCTACGGTGGCAGGATTTCCACCCCAGAGCTCTCGATATCGAGGGTCGTGATCGTAGAGCCAGCAGAGGCGGCATCCGTCGCGTGGTGGTGTGTGGTTGCAGGGCTTCATTCGGTCACCAATATTTCATAGCTCCCAGATGTACAGCCAGTTAAAGCTATTGTTCCACCAGAGGAAAAAAAATCTTGATAAGTTACTGGGTTGTTTAAGTTGCTAAATTTAAAAATAACAGGTCCATCACAATCCCATGTAAATGTACCTATGCCAGTTACAGTTGAACCAGATGGCCCTGAAAATGATCCTGGGAATAAATTACCAATAGGGCCACCATGATAGCCAGAATTTGGTATTGAAGCATTACATCGTGTAGGCTCGGTTGTTTGTTGATAATTAGTTAATGTTGTTCTTAATTCCATTGCTGAATTTGTTAAACACACAATACTCATCACTATTCCTAAAGGCCCGATATTGCAATTAGTAATTGGTGGATTATCTGTTGGAGCATTTACTACACCATAACATGATGTCATCTGAGCAGCTTGTAACAATGTACTTGTCCAATTAGTAAGATAGCCCCGAAAAAATGGTGCATTATTAACATACGTTAAAGTAATACTAACGCCATTTAAGCATGAACAATTTGGAGCAATAAATGTTGCATATAATTTGGTAGGCCATACTTGTCTAGATCCGCAGCAATACATGTTGTTGCAAGAACAACAAGAAAGTCTCTTGCAAGCTGGTGTAACTGTCTCCCCATCCGTCGTGCCGTTGCTCTCAGGATACGAGCACGAGCAGCCCGTCGAGCATGTGCCGTTACCGCCAGAGACCTTGATCCATTTTTGTAATTCTGCGTACCAGCGCCACGTGCATGTGCCTGTGCAGGGCTGCTCGGTTGTGGTCGTACTCGTTGTTGTGGATGATGTTGTTGTCGTTGTAGATGTAGTGGTGCCCGTGCCTGTAGTCGTGGTCGTCGTTGTCGGTGGCGCAGTACTAGTCGTCGTAGTCGTTGCTACATTGGTGCATCCTCTGTAGACTTCCTGCCCGTAATACGCACCCGGCTCAGATGGCGGCCCAGGACAAAAACAATCGCCAACACAGTAGCTAGTAGATAATTGCCAGCCACTGCCGGTATAATTGTAAACGCAGAAGTTTTCGCATGGCGTCGTCGTCGTGCTTGTCGTCGTGCTCGAGGTGGTCGAGCTGGTCGTGGTCGATGACGAGCTACTCGATGACGAGCTGCTCGAGCTCGTCGTTGTTGGTGATGATGTGCTAGTAGAGCTGGTTGTGGTCGAGCTAGTCGTGCTCGATGACGAGCTGCTCGACGATGAGCTGCTTGATGAGCTCGAGGTCGTTGGCGGCATTGTGCTCATCAGCCACCCCCGCCAGTCGAGGTAGTGCTAGTCGTCGTCGGTGCCGCGGTACTGGTCGTGGTGGTTGTTGTGCTGCTAGTCGTGGTGCTTGTCGTCGTCGTAGTAGTCGTGCAGAAATACGCCCCCGGCACACATATCGTCGTGTACTGAGGCGTGATGGTTCCATCGACGCAGGAGATGGATGACACGTAGTCGTAGCTCAGGATTGCGCCACCACCACTGCCTGAGAGATCGATCATGTACACGGCATCGCCACTTGGCCCAGTGCCCGCGTAGCGGCCAAGGTATCTCTGCACTGCCGGAGTGCTGCCGTTGATGTCTTTGATTTTGATAGCGAGTCCATCGACCCATACGTCGGTCGATGACTCATATTCCATGATGTAGCCGGGATAGAGTCCCGACGATGGAGTTGTCGAGGTGACACGGATCACGTGCACCGTAGGGTATCCGCTGCTCGTGATCGGCTGCCCATTGCGGTTGCGATTGGTCAGATTGCCCGCCTCATACTCACGCAAGAGCGTGGCGAGACGTGCGACTGACTGGTCGTCTAGGAGATAGCCTGCCATTGCCTACTCCTACAAACTTGGGAACGTGACACGCGGGTAGACATGGAACGTGAGCGGGATGGGCGTACCACCAGCAGCCAAAACACCGCCAGCACCGTCAAGATTGACCGGCACCGTTACATTGACGCCGTTGATGTCGATGGGCTTGCGTGCCCCGCCTGATTTCTTGAACATGCCCATATCGTTGACGACATAGGCCCATCCGTTAGGGCGATACTCAAACACGAGCGACCAGCGCCAGTAGCTGACGTTATTTTCATACACCAGATTGGCGCTAACGCTATTAAGCTTGACGAGCGCTGTACCGCAGACGTATGGCCCGATGGTGTAGCTTGCCGCGTTGATGCTGCCGATTGAGCCGATCCATGCGCCCGATGGGGAGCTGGTCGAGTTGAGCCCTACTGTGATCGTAGCGCCGCCTTTGACGATCTCGGTAGCTGGCAGGAACGGATCGTCTGCGGAGTTCTTAATGAGATTGTTTGAGCGATCATACGTGACGCCAATTGGGTATGCGACCGTAGCAACGCTGTAGTCTCGAGGTCGGGATAGCGGGCTCTCGACACGATCGGCAGGCGCTTGCCCTGCCTGCTGCGTCTCGACCGCAGGATCGCCCGATGGTGCGGATGCCGCCGATGGAGCATCGATGTTGTACCCGTAATTGACCGAGATCCGCCAGAGCGTAGGGTCGCCTTGATCCTGAGACGGACTGATGCTGAGGCAGTAGGCGTCAGTGTCTTCGGGGTATGCCGAGAATATGACCGGCAGCGATGGATGAGATGCCGCATACGCTGGCCCATACGTAGGGTCATCGGTGCGCACAAGAAACACGCGGGTGTAGGTGCGGTTGAACTTTTGATCGACGCTCGCCGTCCGTCCCTCGGCGACTTCAGAGAACAATTTATAACCCATGTCGCCTCCTTATTTGGGGATCACTAATGTGCCGGGCTTGATGATGTTGCCAAGCTCGGCAGCCTTGACAAGACGCTCTTGCAATTTGGTCTGTGCCGCGTCTTGCTTAGCGGCCTCCTCGAGAGCCAAGACGATCATCTTCTGCGGGTCGGCCTGAGCGTTGGTCATCTCCATCCTTGCCCTGATCTGCGCCTCAGCAGCACCGGCAGAGCCGACGACAAACGCTTGGGCGCTGCCTGCCTGAGCAGGGGCGAACTGTTTGACGAGATCTTGGAGGGCCTTGCCCGTGACGCGGGCTTGGGCGGCTCGCAACTTGTCGGCAGACTCTTTGCTGCCCTTGGCTGCCTGCGCCATCATTGTGTCAAGATTGTCGGTCATTTCTTTAAATTTCTCGGTGATCGTCATGTTGTTCTTAAGTATGTCGGCAGTCATTTTAGAATTGTCTTTGGTTGCATTCTCAAGGTCGAGAGTCAGCAACGCCTCTTGTTTTGCCTGCTCCTCGAGAGCGGCAGCGCAAGCCTTGGCCTCTTCCTCTAGATTTTTTGCGGCCTCAGCCTCAAGCATTCTCTCTTGTGCCAATTTGCTCTCTGCTGCGGCCTTAGCCGTTGCCTCAGCCTTTGCGGCCATCT